TTCTGTTTTCATAATTTCTGCACACCTTTTGCACACCTAAGTGATTTTCAACCATTAAAAAACGGCGGAAACCCCTTGATTCTACGTGGTTTCCGCCAAATAAAAAAGATGCCCAGAGCCGGATTTCGAATTTCTTCCTATTATAAAGCAAATATGTGCAAACGCAAGTAAATAAAAGCATTTTTAATATGTATTATAACTCACGAAATGCAAACATACGCAAAATTTTTGCGCAGTAAATGCGCAGTAAACTATTTCTTGCTCTGCTTATAAATCTGATTTACTCCTGTAGAAGCAAGACCAGACATGATGCCAACTGAAATCGCCGTGATAATATCTTCCGCCGGAAAGCTCTTCATCACATACATAGCAGGTACTGCAATGATTCCTCCCACAATTCCTACGATTACCGGTATCACCTTATCACTGATCTTCTTACTTGCCTTGCATCCAATTCCGACCAGATAACAAATGATCACGATCGGTAATACTGTTACATAATTTGATAAATCCATATTCATCATCCTTTCTTCTCTTTCTCTAAGTCTTCAATTCTATGATTCGCAACACGAATTTTCTCATTTGTGACCGCCTGTTGCTCCTCTAAACGATATGTACGTTCAACAACATTGTTGTGCTTGTCTACTCTTTTTGATAGCTCATCAAGCTTGTACTCTATCAATGCAATTGTTTCATCATGCTTTTTGCTTGCATCCTTTTGCTGATAGTGATTATTGATTAAGCATACGATCAATGTAACAAACGCCGCAATCATGGCAGATATTATTGATGTCATACCATCCCTCCTACTTCTTACGTTGCCAAATATATGGTGTTATCCTCGCTTGTGATTGTCCCCCATCATTATTAACATAGGATACATCTAATGTAACAGATCCCTGATTTTTCCATGTTCCATAATTAAATGGCGGGACAGCATTCTGATAAGTTAGTACACATGCATTTACTGGAAGTATTGGAACCGTAAAACCAGTGAACTCAGATTTCTTGTGATAACTATCATCATGATTATGACCGGTATTGCTCTTAGAATTCAATGCTTTGTCAATCGTTTCTTTTCTGTAATATAAATCATCATGTATATGCGCCGCTGGTGCCTTTTGACTTGCAAGCTCTTTAACACCAAGTGCTCCTGCAAGCTGATTTGCTGCTGAATTTGCGTCGATTGCATCAGCAGAGTCAATGATATTTAAAGAATTCAAATGTGTTTCGCATGCGTTCTGGAACTGTTGTGCATAATAGATTGCTAAATCTTTATATGTCGGACAGACCATAAACTGTGTTGATATCTTGGTCAGTGCTACACCTGATACATAAACCGCATATAGCGGCATTTGATTTTTCAAATCACCATTTAAAATATCTCCACTTACTATTTCAGGAGCAGACGGCGTTCCCGACGTTGCTGTCCCCTGTACAACTTCTAACTTTGCAGATTCAATACCTGATGCCGCATTTTTCTCGTAGGTCATTACGATCAGATCAATTCGATTTGTTCCTGCGGTACCTGTCGATATTGTCAAATCTTCATAAGTATTCGGTTCAATACGGATATGTCTGCCCTGCATCAGCATATCGCCGTCAGAAATTCTAACTGTGTTGTTATTGATAATTGCTCCTGCAAATCTTGATCCGCTACTCATAACAAATTCTCCATCACCAAAAAAGGCAGCATTGAAGCTGCCCTGATCTGCTGATCTAATATGTTCTTTCCCGGCATACCCTGTTACTAAATGTGCCATAGTCTTTCCCTTCTTTCTCCACTTAGTGAATAAGCGACATCCATGTATTGTACCCAACAACGCCATCAACTGTAAGCAGATTGTTTTTCTGATACTCTTTCACTACTGATTCTGTAGCTGTGTCAAATACCCCCGGACATGTGAGATCACACGCATATCCTTTAAGCATAAGCAAAATCTGCAGTGCAGTAACCATGTACTGTTTCTCGCCCTTTTTTACATAGTGCTTTCCAAGTGCGGCTTTAGTGGCAGATCCATAAATCCCATCAATCGCAAGTTTCGACTTATAGTCTAAGTTCATCGCTGTTTGTAACACCTTAATTCCTGCTTTAATGGTCGCATTTCCACGAATACCATCCGTTACGATTCCGGCACCGGCAAAATTATTCGCATGGATCTGTCCGGCACGAATGATAGCACCCTTACCAGCGATATGTTGAATCTGCTGTATAGATTCAGTCTTCGATGGGATATTCTCGGATTTCACCACTTCTCCAAACGGAAAGTTTTTTCCAGGGCAGGCAGTCTTACTCACATCACTATGCTTTCTGAATCGAGTAATTCCATATTCCTTACGAAGCAATAAAACAACTTCTTTCAAAGCCTGCTTCTGTGCTTCTGGCATCTGTTCTTTTTCAAAATTTCCTTCACAACAAACTCCAATCGTGTTGTAATTCACACCAGATGCATGTGCGCCGATCATATCGATTGGTCTGCCCTTGTATACTTTGCCATCTAAACGAATATAGATATGATACCCAATACCAGACCATCCATTTGCAAGATGCATTCTGTGAATATCCTCTACACTACCGTGACATGCAGAATGATGAAATACAACTCCTCCATCTGTGCTTTTTCTCTTTGTAAGAGATTTAAACTTTAAATGTGTGTCGATTATCTGCATAATAATCAGCCTCCTTCTTTTTATTTTATGCAATCACAGTTGTCATTGCAGCATCGTCCTCTTCAACCTTACTTTCTAAATCATCCAAACTGTTTAATGTATTAACCTTTTCTTCAATTCGGGATATGTATTCTAATACAGCATCCATTTTAGTTGTGATTTCATCTGTCCCTGAAAAATCAATTGAGGTAGCCGTCGAACAACAAATTGATGAAATTCCAGTCAAAAGTCCTTTAATCTCATCTGTAGTCATCTTTCTTTCAACATCTGTCATGTGTTACTCCTCTCCGATCATGAATTCAATTGCAAGGCATGTTGCCGGTGTGATTGCGTCCGGCAAATCGAACTCGGTGATTGTGTTGATCTCAATCGATGTTTCGACAGAACCAAGTTCGTCAAACTCCTTGACGAACGCATCCCAATTATGGCTTGATCGCTCCATCGTGACACCATCGGAAGAGTACTTCCGAATCAACTCGTTTCTTGCTTTGCTGTACTCGACCAACTCGTCGTCGATTTTCTTCATGTTTCTCGCAACTGACAATCCCCCTTTTCGGGAGAATGCCATATTGACGATGTCTTTGTTGATAATTGCCTGACGAGTATTGAATAACTCGCCAAGCGTTGTATTATATTTTTTCATTATATAGTAGCTCCTTTCCTTTATGCATCTTCGGCTCCCTCGAATTGAGGAAGCGACTTAATGTACTCGTATGCTTTCTTCACGTTCATATCTTCATCGTAATCGGTGTTATAGTATTCACCCTTCACATAGTGCGGAGGTAATTCTGATACAACACCATCCCGGTACTGCTTTTCGCCAATCCTAGCGTCTTCTGTCAGATATGAGTGTACTAATATAGTGCATTGCTGATTAACTTCGACACTCAACATCGCTATTCTATGATAATCTGTCACAATACCATTTTTTTCTGTAATTTTCTTTTTTAATGCCATTAAAATCACACTCCTATTATTCTAAACATTGCAAATCTGTTCGGTGTACTCTTGATACCGGACAGCGATGTATATGTGCCTTTGCTGTTATTATCATTACCACTAATCCAGGTGTCGCCTATGTACAAATATTTGTTCGCCACATATGACATATCTGAACTAGAGCAATATACAGAATGACCGCCCCCGTCTCCATCCCAATTCGTCACCCTTGCTTTTGGAACGAAGTAAAATGAATAATGTCCATCACTCATTCCGACTCCCGGGGTATATGATCTGAACACAATCACGATACCATTTGGCTGTGCGGATATAGGTTGAGATAGATACGCTGTCTGACTAGACACCGGCCACCATCCTCCAGACCACAATACACGATTGTTATGTCCGTCTAATCCCATAAGCGGATAATCGCGATATACCCCATCGTTTCCGAATGTGTAAATTCGCAATTTGTCTCCGTTGGTGTCAATCTGATAATCGAAATTTCCTGGTGATTTTAGCTTAATATTTCCCCCTTCAGCGTCAGACCATATCGAAATTTGACTTCCTACATTCAATACATTCCCAACTCTTAGATTATTTCCAATACCAGCATTTCCCGCCACAGCTAACTGCTGCGCTCCTAGCATTGTTGTAAAATTCGCATATTCAAATTGCGCATTTGTTCCCACAAGATAATTTGGTACTTTAAGCATATTTGTATTTGAATCAATATACAAACTCTGCAAACCTGTTACTTCTGAAGATGCAGTAATTACAGATAAATCATCTTGCAAACCGTATACTTTTTGACTAAACCCAGCAACATCAACATCAATGGACGCATCCATATACTTACCTGTATGATTATTTCCAATAACACGTTCTTTATATATTCTCAAAGAACTTGTTGTCGTCAAATCTCCGGTAAACTTACCATTTTTCGCCTCTATTGAGCCATCTTCCAGCACTTTGAAATTCTCATTGGCGGTGACAAGACCTTCGAGACTGATTTTTTCAGCCTTGATTGAAATCTCCTCTGCCGACTGGTTGATTTCAGAAATGATTTTTTTCTTTTGAACCATTCCTTCTGGCGTAGCACCTACACTGTACGACGTTGATGTTGTGTTGTCCGTATAGGTGATGATCGTCCTTGTCCAAAGATATGGCTTTGATGTGTCCGCAGCCGGTATCGACGTAGACCATGTCCCGGTTGGCACTGTTGTTCCCGATGCTCCAACTTGGTATGCCACTACCGTGGATTTGATACCTTTTCCAGCTGCTCCATCCTTGCCGTTCGTTCCATTGGTTCCATTCGTACCGTTCGTTCCATTACGCCCTACACTGTACGATGTGGATGTTGTGTTGTCAGTATAGGTGATAATCGTTCTTGTCCAAAGATACTGTCCTGCCGATACCGTTGGAATCGTCGCACTCCACGTTCCAGTTGGGGTTGATGTACCGCTAGACGATGCCTGATAAGTCACCACAGTTGATTTAACACCTTTCCCGGTTGCACCGGTATCACCCTTCGCTCCGGTAGCTCCCTTATCTCCATACACACCAATAACCTTCTTTGCAGTATCTACCGAAGTATTGTTCGTATATGTGATCGTTTCATAGTTCCAAAGGTACTTGTTTGTTGCTGTCATCGTCGGTACTGTTGTAGACCATGATGTTGGTACTTTAGTATTCGAGGTTGATACAGCATAAAACTCCTCTATCTCCTTAATTCCTATTCCGTCAGTTCCATTCGTGCCGTCACTTCCGTCCTTACCATCGGCTCCCGGATTTCCTTTATCACCATATGCACCAATAATGCATGGCATTGATGTACTTATGATCGTTCCATCTGACAGTTTTACAACTTCATAATTCCACAGATACTTTTTGCTAGATGAAACGGACTGCACCGTTGTTGTCCATCCAGAGGTTTTTGCTGTGACACCACTTGAAGCAGATGTTGCCAAATAATAGTTGATAACTTCGCTGATACTCTTACCGTCGACGCCATCCTTACCGTCAGCTCCCGGTGCTCCATCTTCGCCCTTATCTCCTTGGTCGCCTTTCGGTATCACGAAATCAAGAATCATATTCTTGTTGTCTCCAGCATTTTTCACAGAAGCATCTGAACCAGCACCACCTGTTGTCACTGATCCAATTTTGATGCTCACTGTCTGGCCAGATTCAGATCCGTCACCAGAAGATGGATATGGACCCGCAGACACGCTCACTGTATCTGCTTCACAATCATAAGATATTGATGTACTGTTATTACTGATATTGACTATTTTCTTAGATACGGACGCAACTACATAAGTTCCTGTAATCTGCTCCCTTGCCCCTACCTTGTCATTTACATCAAATATATATTGATCGTTACTGTCCAACGAAAAATCGACCGAGTCACTTGCAAAAGACTCTGTTATCTTATCAATTCCACCCTGAATCAAATCTTCATCTGATTCAGCATTGGAATTGTCGTAGATCTCACACATCTCATCCAATCCGGTAAGTGTCTGTGTTCCACTGATATTACCAAGCAAATCGCAGTAAATGTGAATTACTCGTCTATCTTTCAGGTCACCTCGCCCAAGACATATAACATGATTGATATGCTTGCTATTTCTCTTAATTGTGAAACTTATCTGATCTGTATCAAACTGCTCATCCTGACTATAATCAGCAAGAGGACTTGCCGATAACTCAACAAATCCTCTATTAAATACAATATTCAGTTTTGCATTGTATGCTTTCAGCATCTTCATGATGCCTGTATAACCCTTTATATAACGATTCATCTGATAAGATGATATCTGTATATTTGAGTTCAAAGTGCTTACCTTGAACAGCTCCGAAAGTCCCATCCGTTCAATCAAAAGCCTTAACACTTCGTTTGCTTCTCCAGATACGATCAAATAGTCTTCTCCTTCATCTGGTTGCAGCACTTTAGACTCAAGTATGCCATGCCATGTACGACCTGAGTATGTTACAGTCGTCTCATCTGTATCAACGCCAACGGAATCTATCACTCCGCCATATTCTTCGCCCTCAAAATAAAGATAATAACCAGTTTTACATACGTTATTATTGATATTTACTTTACACTCAAAATCATTCTCGTCGCTTCCATATGCAAGATCTAATGTATAATCTTTGAGCACATCGATATCTTTTTTGGATTCATTCATATAAATTAAGTCCATCTTGGTATGCTCCTCTCTTCCAACAATGTAATATCAAATATCAGATTTGACGAAGTAGCTACATCCATTACGCCCGGCGGGATCTTTTGAAATATGTAAGAATCTCTATTTCGCAGATCAAAACAATTCCGCTGACTACCGTCGCTTTCATACAAGATTATTGTCTTTTCTACAGAGTCAATCGTCAGGTACTCGTTTGCTTCAATATCAACATCCACCGAATACATATGTCCTCCAAGCAATATCTCTGGACTTTTGCATGGTCCATAAATACGCATCCGAAAATTTGTATTTACAAAATCCGCATTTTGCAGTTTTTTACCAAGAATATTTGATGTGTAATCATATGGATGATCGTTATTATAGTCTAAGTTTTTACCAACTATCTCCTCATTTGAATTGAATGTAATAATCGTTTCTTTTATCCATTGCGGATAATCCGTCTGAATCGTCAACGTATTCTTCATGTATCGCTTATTATAGGTGTATTTTGACGCCTTACATCCTGTGACATAACACCGCATATAGTAATCGCCAATATAGAGTTTTCCATGTTTTCTGGCAACTACATCCTTTTCACACACCTCAAACAAACGATTTCTACTTTCTGTGCCCTCGTCATCATTTCTACATGCAAAAACGACTGGCAACGACTTCTTGACAATTCCCATCTTAAATGACGATATTTTGTCATTCATGCTTGTAGCTGTCCATGCGAAATCATGCAGATCGTTCTCATTGATATAGATGCCATTCACACCAAATTCAATTACCTCGTTCATATGATTGACATATCGTGCTTTTTCTATCAAGTTGCCGTCACCTCTTTTACCATTCTTGCAAATTCTCTCTTATCAACTTTCATATTCACGGATTCCATACCCTCAAGTATCAGATCCGGAAGCCGCTCTAACAGCTCATATATAAGCTCAAGCAGTACATTGTCATTTTTGCTTCCAGATGATGACTGACCATAATCTAACGCATTCTTCATATCCTGCGCTACTCGCGAAATCCACATACGGTTCTGGTGCAGCGGTACAACGGCTTCCGCTCCGTCACCTTCCAGAAGTGCAATCTCACCTTTCTCAACAACACCGCCTTTTGCATGCTTTCTAGCTGTAAAACTTCCTGTATTTCCAGAGCCTGTTGCTTGCGCCGCTTTATTTGCAATATTCTGAGCCACACCACCAACATTTATATTCAGTGTGAAAATACTCTTTACAAATTCTTTTGTCCACGCAGCTATATCCGGGGCAATTGCTTTCATACCTTCCCACAATTTAAGCATAATTTGCTTTCCGGCTGATACCATTTCTCGAAGACTCATTCCTATCGCTGCAACAATTCCCGCTATAATCTGCGGCACCTTTCCTGCGATATCAACAATTATCTGAGGGAGATTTGTAACCAGTGCCATAAATAACTCAACACCAGCTTCAACTATATCACCAAGATGATCAATCAGCGTACTCGTGATTGCTTCTATAATCTGTGGTAGTGCCTCACAAATTGTAAGTATAATTTCCGGTAATGCATCAACCAAGGCAACGAGCAATTTAATTCCAGCTTGAATGATCTCATCTAAATGACTGTAAAGCGTTTCAATTATACTTGATATGATTTCTGGCAATACTGCAACAATTGTCTGTATAATTTCCGGCAACGCATCAACCAACGAGGTTAATAATTCAATTCCGCACTCGATGATCATAGGTATACAAGATAATATATTTTCGACCATCTGCGTAATAATCCCCGGAAGTTCCTGAAGCAACTGCGGTACCGCCTGCAAAATTCCATTCGCTAAACCTAACAGTAACTGAATGCCAGTTTGCACAATCTGTGGCACGTTCTGAATCAATGTTGATGCAAGTTGACTTACAATTGTAATTGCTGTCGATAAAATCGTCGGAATGCAATTGGTAAGTCCCTGCGCCAAGCTCTGTATCAGCTGAATACCTGCAGTGAGTATATCCGGCAACGCTTCTACAAGTCCAGATACAATTGCTCCGGCTATCGTAACAGCCGCTTCGATGATCAGTGGCAGATTGTCCACTATCACCTCAATCAGCTGATTGATAATGTCCTTAAAGCATGGTATCAGTTCCGGCACCGCCTTGAGCAATCCATCCAGTAACGCCCGGATCATGCTCGTTCCTGCTTTGATCATACTCGGCAGCGTCGTTGATACGATATTCGGTACCGTCTTTGCAATGATCGGCGCAAGCTTCTCTACAAGCGTACCGACACCCTTCAAGGCGATTTCCACTCGCGGAAGAATATTATTACCGGCAGTCGTAACGGATTCTACAAAATTATTGACAAGTCCATCGAAATCCTGCGTATCATCAGCGATTCCAACGACAAGATTCTGCCATGCCGCCTTCGTCATGTTCACAGATCCCTGAATTGTTGTTGCCGCTTCCTTTGCCGTAGTGCCTGTGATACCCATTTCTGTCTGCACAACATGAATCGCATCTACGATATCCGCATATGATGATAGATCAAACTTCTGTCCTGATAGCTTCTCCGCATCTTCCAAAAGCCGCTGCATCTCTTCTTTGGTACCGCCATAACCTAACTTGAGGTTATCAAGCATAGTGTAGTTTTGCTTTGCGAATCCCTGATATGCATTCTGGATGGATTCCATTGAGGTACCCATCTTATTTGCATTATCGGACATATCCGTAATCGCTACATTTGCCTTTTCAGCCGCTGCCTTTGTGTCTCCATCCAAGCTCTGTAACAATGATGCAGAAAAACCTGTGACAGTTTCCATATATTCATTTGCAGACAATCCAGCCGTCTGATATGCGTTTGCAGCATATTTCTGTACTTCACTTGCCGAATCCTTGAACAGTGTCTCGACACCGCCGACTAACTGCTCGTAATCCGAATATGCTGTCACAGCACTCTTCACAAGCGCCGCCGTTGCTGTTGCTGCTGCCGTTGCCGCCGCAGCTCCCCACTTTGCAAATGTTCCAATGCCCTTCAGAAGAGCTTGTCCTACGCCGGATGCCTTACCCGCCACAGAATCTAAACCATCTTCTGTTTCTTCCTGTCCTTTGAGTGCGATTCGTCCAAATATCTTAAATAATTCCATCGCATTCTCCTTATACCAATTCAATGCCGAATGCATTCATTGAATTTTCCACCATCGCTTTGATCTCTTCATCGGATAGTGATTTCTGAGATGATGCCTGACCACGTACACGATTTACGAAATTCTCATAGGACTCTCCCTGCACCTTGTTCAAGAAAAACTCCCACAGCACATCCTCTTCGGTATCCTTGTTCGTCCGCTTCACAATTGAATCCACGAACTCTACCAAGCGATCTGTCGCAATCATCTCATCCAAAAATAGAAAAGGACTTGCATATCGCTTGAATAGCAAGTCCCAAAACTCTAAATCACCTACCCGATAGATTTCAAAGCAACCTTGAAAAAATCTGCGAATCCACTCTGTCTGACCACATCCATAATCATCGCAAAGAACATTCCCGGATTCATATCTTCAAGCTCCTTTACTGTCATACCTGACAGATTCGAGAGAAGCTGATAGATGTATTTCTCAGCATTCGGAAGATTCGCCAGAATAACATCGCCAATCTCAAGCGCAACACCCATACCGATCTCTTCTACATCTTCCATCGTGATATTCTGATTCTGTTTCGATTTTTCTATCAGGCGCTTAGTTGCATCCGGTGAAAAGCAGTCAGAAAACTTGCTGATTTTAATACATGAAATAATTTTCATCATCGGAAAGAGATCTTTCGACTTCAATGGTCGTAATGTATACGGCTTTATCTCTTCCTGTACAGATTGTACAACTCCTTCTATTGCTTCTACCAATGTTCCCTGCATTACTTCTGTTTCTGTTGTCATTTCCTTTTCCATAGTTACTTATCCTCCTAATATTCGGTATTACGCTGCATCATCCAGCAACTGATCAACTGTATTACTCTCAACAACTTCCTTCGGCATATAGATATGATACGGAAGCACATTCGTCATAGCGCCTGCCTTGAGATCAGCATAGCAATCGAATGTCGTTGGGATTGTTGATGCCTCTTTGTTCTTCGTATCTGCCGACAAGCCAGATGTACAAAGCGCATAATCAAACAATACGATTACTGGTGTGCCATTCGTCTTGTATCCGACGCATGCGAAATTCTCGACATAATCGCTGTCTTCGATTGTTGCCTTGGATTCAATCACATCCATAGTTTCATCTACCGACATTCCTTCCTGTCCGATTGTTGTTGCCTTCAACCATTCTTTTGTAAGCTCGACCATGTTCGTCTCAACCTTTGCCGTCTCGCCAACTTTCTGCACAAGTCCCTTCGCATTAACAAGCACACCATCCACCGAGATATTTGTAATCTCTGGAGCAATCGTGAACTTTGTACCGCCGGATGTAGCACCAAGCAAAGTACCTGTCCAGAGCTTCTTGCTTGTGTCATACTTAAAGTTTTTGTACAGCACACACGCATTCAACAGTATCCGTTTCGGTGTATCCGCTGTTACACCAGATACACACAATTCTCTCCATGTGTTTTCTGCCATTTATATCACCTTCCATTCCTTTATAGTCAGATTGATCTGAATTCTCTTCAATGTCCCATCTCCGGTCGGTACCGAAAATGCATTTGAATAAAAAACAGCCACACACGAACCATCCTGATTCATGCGTGACTGTGGTAAGAATCTCTCTATTGTTTCTTTGTCCTGCTCAAATAGAATCGGATTCCCACGTGTCCATCCATTCAATATAAATGTTGTCCCCTGACTTCCATCCTCTTCCTTTGTCGGAGAATCATCTTCCATGTACTCACCAACATAATATCGGTCTGGTATTTCGCCAACCCATTCTCCGAATTGGTATGGAATCCCGCTGGACTTCATTAGTTCACCAACATAATTTAATGCTGCTATACTCATTATTTCAACTCTCCAAATATTTCATTTGCACGATTTTGAATTGCACCATTCGTAGCCTTGAAGGCTTTTTCAAGCGGTCTGTTCGGTGTCTTACCATGTGTGAAGTGTCCATTTCCCTTCTTATCCTCATAATACCAGCCGCCTTTACGACCATTACCATTCACGGCATATTCGCCAGTACCGAACTCTTCCCAGATGGCATTTTCTTCTGGAGATCCAACTGTTGCTTCTAATTCAGATTCATCGACTACATAAGTGTATGAACCCCTTGTCTCTCCAGTATCTACTCTGGATGCATTGTGTACAGCCGTCTGCACTTCTCCTGCCGCTTCTTCAAGAAATGCAATCGCCTTTTCTCTGATTGCCTTCTTGATCCGTATAGAATTGTTCTCAAACTCTACATCGGACATATTACTGACCTCCTGTGTATTTCAGATAGATTTCCAACTGCTTATGCAGTTCCATCGGATCGTCAATCACCATGATGTCATACACCTTGTCATTGATCACCATCCGACTGTTCTCCGCCTTGATGCGGCTGTCGAGCTTCTTATAGTCTGCAAGGAACACGTGCGTAGATTCCTGAATCTTAGCATTGTATGTTGTGTACTTGCTGTCTCCTGTCGATAGATCAAGATACCCTGTTATATCATCCACAGTCTCCCATGTCTTATCGCATGAACCGATGATATTCGTCTCTGTCTTACAGAGCTGAATCTGACCGGTTATATTTCCGCCAATCATCTAATCACCATCCATTTAAAATCTCGCTTTCATATACGGCTTCAGGAATCCAAGAAGTGACTTTGGGTATCCCATAAGCGAATTATCGCCATCCATGTTGAAATACGTCACAGAATGTCGGCTAAGTGTCTCCGACTGAATACCGACCTTGTCCCGGTTCTCGATATCCCATTTCAGCATATTGGCTACACCGAGCTTCACATCCATAGGATATTTGACCTTCGTTACAAGTACGCACGTTTCATCCGAAAGTGTTTTATCGAAATCCATATGTGCGTTGTCGATATCAATATCTTCAATCATGTACAAGCCATCATTATACAGTGACTCTGATATCTGCACGGTGTCACCCACTGCAAACAGATTGGATGCGCCCTGAAGCACCCCGCTCTTAACCTCTGCATTGAAACGTCTGCTTCTGTCTTGGAAGTTGTTATTTGTGTACTTCCGTATAAGAAGCTCCAGCGCCTGAAGCTTTGCTTCAAGCACCGGATCCTTCGCAGTAATATCGATATATGATTTCAACTCTTCAACGGTCATAATCATACGATCACCGCCTTACTGCTGCTCTGTGACAGTATATCCGTCGTGTTCCTTAAACCATGATGCCATGCGCTCGCTCTCGATCACTGCCTGTCCGTTTGCGAACTGGACGCCACCGGCACCAACTCCGCAATAAGCAGGCGCATTGTTAACGACTACAAGCCACTTTACAGCCTTTGTCTCTGTCTTTGCTGGCATATTTATCACCTATCCTCTCTCTGCTTACGCAATCTTGATGTTACGAAGTACACCTGCATGCTGTGTATTCTTCAACACGGTTGCAGCGATCATCTCGACCTCTGCGTCCTTTACTGTTCCCGGCTTGCTGAAATCAGGCAGGTACTTGTTGATAACCGAACCACCATTCAAGCTGATGCCATGGAAACCATCGTTCACATCGAACTTGACTGTATAGATGTCTGTCAGTCCTGTTGTTGCTGTCTCTGCTGATCCGATCTTTCTGCTGATTCCCTTCTTTACAACCGAATTTGCGGTCGCATCGCTTCCGCTCACAGTATAATGATTCTGCATGTCAACGAACTTGACACCATCAAGCGTTGTAATACGCTTTCCGAATGCTTCTTCGCTCTCTGTCTTATAGCCGAGCACACGAGCAACAGTCTGGATCTTTGTAATCATCTCTGTGTTCGTAAGAACAGCATCTGCAGCGGTTGTCTGGATCAGAAGCGAAAGTGCTTCATAGAACTCGTCCGCATTTGCCTTGATCTTGTCAATTGTAGACAAGTCAATGGACTTGGATGCTCCATACTCTGTTGCTGTTCCTGCAAGCATAGAATCCAGTCCCTGAAATTCTGGATGATCTGTGGATGCAGTTGTAGTTGCATCACCGTTGATCAGTGTATAGTGGAACAGAGAAACAATCGCCTTGATATGTTCCTCAATCTGGTATGCAAGGTTGTCGAAGTTTCCTGCCACCATATTAAGCACTCTGTCCATCTGTACAGCGCCGCCCATAATAGCAAGGTTTGCTTCGCACTCATGCTTTGTAGCTACAGAGTTTGTATAAGAACCGCCAAGCTTACGGAATTCTGCTGTAGCTGGAAGCACCTTTCTAAGATACGTGTATTTCATTGTTGAACCACCGCCGGATGCAGATACACAATCGTCAAACGGAAGCATCTGGAGCACGGTAGACTGCCGCAAGAAGATATCCACAATCTGTGAGAATACCTTATCGCTCATACCTTTCTTCATTTCTTCTAATGTCATTGCCATAGTTTTTCACCTTTCCTTTCTTAGCCGTTCGTTACGGCTTCATACTGCTGTTTCAACGCTTCTGCTAAATCCTTAGGCTCTGCAGAACCGCCAGCCGGATCTCCCTTGTCCAGCTTATTTTCAATAATCTGTCGACTTTCACCTTCTGAACTCTCGAAGTGTGCCGGGAACTGCGTCTTGAGGGTTGTGAGCATATCATCCCAACCTTTGATATTGCCATCATCGTCGATTTTGAGTTCTTCGCCCTTCTCTTTCAGCATCTCTTTGATCTTGAATGTCATATAATCGGTATCATCCGTCTTGGCTGATAACAAAGCGACTTTCAATGCGGAGCTGACCTTTGTCTCTTCCAGTTCCTGCTGCAAGCGGGCATTCTCCGCCTCATACGTTGAAATCTTCTGCTGCATACCTTCATCGCCCTTGGAAGCCTTCTTCAGTTCTTCGATGAGCTTATTTGCGTTGCCGATCTCCGTGTCTTTGCCGGTGATCAGTCCATTCAATCTCTCGGTTTCGGAATCATACTTCTCTTTGCTGATGTAGTTTCCTTCCGACAGATCCGCAAATCGAACATGCTTGAGCTTGTCCGCTTCCTTTGAATTCTGCTCATCAATCTTTGCCTGTACCTGTTTGTACAGTTCTTCTCCTAACACATCTTTCAGTTCCATAGTTTCCATCCTTTCTTGACTTTAACCGCAGTCACGCATGGCAGTTATCACTCTTGCCGGAGTAAGTATTCGTCACAGTTTAATCGCCTTAAGCCGATTTTGGGCATAAAAAAAGACCACGTTTTAATCATGGTCTAAATTACATAATTATTTTGTTACACAGAAAAAGCACCCTGCTACTGCGGAGTGCTTTCGTCTAATTTACCTTTGAACTAATATAGTTCTCATATTCTTCTGGTATTCCAATATCATATTTTTTGTAATAGTGTAAGAAATCAGCTGGAAATGTAAAATCCCCATCTTCGTATATTCCTGCTTGCGGTATTTCTTCCCCATCAAATATATCTTCGGTAAACATAGGCGCAACAGCCGAAATAGAAAGACTTTCCAGATATTTTAATATCTTATCTCTGCTAATATGATTTTTGATTTTCTTATAATCATCAAAATCATCTTCGCATTTTCCATATTTCATTCCTTTGAAAAATCCAAAAAATGTCATATTATCACCGCTTTCCTTGTGGCTTAAATGTTTTCATTGTTCCACTTCCGTCATAACCTACTTTGAAATGTCCGTCCTCATAAACATACAGCACATCTGTAGGAGCTTCTACCTCAACGCCTAGCGAATTAGCAAGCTGTTGAGCAAATCCATCATCCGATGCACCTGTACTGCATGATAACATTCGTACTTTTTGACCATTGTACTTTTCATTATGAGAAATAACTCTGGCCACATCTCTTGCAGACATATTTTTTCCTTTTTCCCCATATTCTATATAATCAGGGCTTCCATGCGCTGCAAAATCAAAATAACCACTTTTTGCAGGTATTTTATCAAGCACCTTTCTCTCGTATGGAGTTATCATTTTATTGATATCTGCTAATGTTATTGTACCATTTTTCACGCTATTTGCAAGGTATTTCTTATTTAGCCAATCATTCATAGCTACACCTAATTCATTAGGCTTTCCGAGCTGGCTGTTGGCAAATACCTCTGCAAAAAACTCTGCCTTACTTGTCTTTCCATATTCTGATATATTTGCGTCCAAATCAAATACAGGATTGTTTCTTTTCGCAATTGCAATTATTTCATCATAACAATTATTTTGAACAGTTTTTTGAACATCTGCATACCACTTATATTTTGCCTTGTCCGTTTTTGCACTTTTATTTACAAATGCAAACATATCTGAATTTTTCCAACCAAGAGACTCCATATATTCCTTCTTGATAACATTCTGTAACATATGTCCATATTCATGAGTTACCGTAGCTATGGAGGCTTCTTCGTTTGTACGTGAAAAAGGCATCGAATATCCGCTATCCATATCTTTGATTTCCTTCTTTATCAGGGAATCTCTATCCGAATAACGTTTTTTATTCAGAACCAAATATTGACTTGCTGGCGTTAATCTACTGCTATTCACATTTCCGGCGAAATTACCTACGTCTACATCAATATCTACAAAATCGGATTTATGTATTACACCGAATTTGCTTTCCAGACGGATCAGCTGATTTGTATTATCCACAATCAGTCTTTCGTCCATGGAATCTATGTTGCAGTTTCTAAAGCCAACTCTATTCTTCAATGCAGTTTTAGCTTCTTCTGCATTCTTAACAAGTGTCACTTTCGGTTTATACATCGGATTGTTATCCAGCAACCGCTTATACTTCTCATATTCCTTATCTGTCATGGAATTAAGCATCTTCTCGAAGTTCTTGCCATATTTCTTCTCCATTGCCGTAACGTGCTGCATATATTCGATATTCTCATCGGACCAGTATACCTTCTTCCACTCCGCATACTCTTCCGGAGATTCGAAAGCGACTGTTTCTTTCGAGAAGTTATCCATCTTCACAATACCGCAGTTAAGCGCCCATCTCGCTCTCTGATCCAGACAGCAACGGCAATTACAATCCTGCGATGGATCACCAAACAATCCAGGAGCTTCTGCCTTGTATCCGGCGACTTCAAACATCTCGCCGACTTCTCGTATCTGTCCATCCAATTCTCGGTGTTCAGATCTGGTTCTTCCGTCGAGAACTGCATTCCATTGTTTCACGACCTCTGCACCACGATCGATTGCTCTCTTCTGTGCGTCTAATGCGGCACGATTCTGTATGCGGTGTCCTTCTGTCCGGGCAATCCGGATTGAGTTGTTATACGCCTTCTGGAACGGCGTATGTTTCATATTCCGTGCAAGGTTCGATGCAATGTTGCTCCACGTCATACCCTGCGCAAGTCCTCTCGATACCTCCTGCCGCACGGATTTCTTGATTGCCTTAACATCTTCGCCCATTCGGTCATACAGAGACGTGGATAGCTTGGAGTCAAGCATCACCGCCTTTGTCACAGCTTCTTGGTCTATCGGCATCACAAGAGGGATTCCCTGCCCTTGCATATCATACATAGAGCCTAGATATCCATCCTGATAACTCCGTGTCAGATAATCGGATACAGTTGCATATGAATCTGATTGCAGATTTGTAAGTGCTCCTTCCAACTGCGCCTTGATTGCTTCCTGATATTGCTTCTGATATATGATTGACTTTAAATTCTCTGGTTCAAGATCTGCCCGCATTGATAACTCCTGTATCTTTGCTTCACAATCTCTTAGAGCCTGCTCATATACACTTTTTAACTGTGCAATAACCTCTTCTTCACTATTCAGCTGTGCTTGTAGAACTTCCTTCTGTCGCTTGTTCACTCGTCACAACTCCATCCAATAGCCGCTTGGCATCCGCTGTATCTTTTTCTGCGTCCTGCGGCAGCTTGTCCTTGATCTCTTCATAGTCAATATCTAACTCATCACAAATAGCCTTGATAATCGTCTCATCATCTAATGTATCCGCTAAAGACATGATCGTGTTGATTACAACCTGATGTGCCTGCGCTTCCGTAAGCTTGATCTGTGCATTCTCCTGAGCATTGCTCATAATCACATGCTCAAACTTGAAATACACATCGGAATCCTGATAACCCTTCTTCTCTGTCTTATTGATCTCTTCAATTACAATCCGTACAAGGTGCCGGAGTAGCTTCTTCAACCGGATCTCAAGCTTATTACACTGCAGTTCCAAGAGCGAATATGCCGCCTTGATTGCAATGTTGGTCGTTGCAGCCGTATCCTTCAATCCTGCTGTATTCAGTCCCATACCGAAGCGGTAGATGTTCTTCTCATCAAGCTCCATCTTCTCTTTACGTGCCTGATACGGCACATCAACTGTCTTGATGTCGACATCGCCATTCTCTCCTGTGCCGATTATCTTCTTTGTCTTGAGATTCGTCTGCAACTCGTCCATGTTGTCGCCTTCGTATCCCTTAACCACATGCAAAGGGGTGTCGAAATCAATCAGGTTATTGGATAAGCTCGATGCCATCAGATCATAATCATCAATCAGCGGTTTAATCGGTCGCAGAGACGAATGTTGCTTCTTGTTATTATCCAGCCGGAAGAACGGAATAAATCCGAGCGATTCATAGTATGTATCATCTTCCTTCCCGCCATTCTTCTTGTACAGGATATGCGGTCTTGGATTGATCTCTACGGAATCATCAATCATGAGTTCGCCGTCGTCAACCATCGCATAGTATGTCGTGTCTTTCTCACTCCACACCTGCACACGTGTTATAACCTTGTGTCCTTTATCTATACGGTCCGTATAATAGTAAATCACATATGCACATCCATCATCCGTGTCTTTCTCACGCACTTCAACCACACCCATGGAATCCGCTGTAGCAAATGCATATCTGTCATTCGCATCCTTGTATGCATAAATGTACGAAAATCCCTTTACCTTGCAGTCTGTGATGCACTCCGCCAGCTCATCCATGAAGATATCATTGTTATTGAAATACTTATCCATATGCTTCTGGAGCTCTGGATCATCCGATCGCACAATGCGTTCTCCGTTTCGATTGCCGGATAATATATACTGCACCGCCTGATCTACAAGCTCCGTAAAGAATAGGTGCGGTATCTTCACATTGCTCCGTGTCTTATCTTCAACCAGATTGCCATCTGCATTGTAATAAAATAAGCGGTACTGCTTGATGTCATTATCTCCGTCATAATACCGCTCACCGACCTTTGCAAACCGCTTCTTCTCGCTCGTTTTATCGTCGTCTATGAACTTTTTAATCTCATCTACCGTAAGCACATTCTTTGTCCCTTCTAACTAAAAAATCCATGATTGACGCTTACGCCATCCTTCGATGCCGTATCGAAGTGCCGCCATCGCATCATCCATGATTGGAACCGGCTCGTCAATATACTCGCCTGTTCGTTCGTCCTTTTTCCATTTCCATTGCTGCAACTCCTTAATTGTATTTACACAATGAGGGGCAACAAATATTCTTCTTCGTATAACGTGGTTCTTATCGACCACGCCCTTGAGCCAGTCTATCTGAGCTTTGACAGATCCGGCAGAACCTCCCTTGTCAACACCTCTTGCACGATAGCCTGCACCTTTCCATGTTTTGATTCTGTCCGGCTCTGCAGAATCGCACCACATTGTCCTATTTGTTGGTATAGCATGCTGAATCGCCAACGGAATGATCTCAGCTGTTTCTTTCTCATGCACATATATCTCATCGAGAATGTATATATCATCATCTTTGATACCCAGAAGCAGGATAGCGTTCGCATGGTTGAAACCAAAGTCCTGACCGATTGCGATATCATCATAATCATTCAGATTCTGAGATACATCTGTGACTTCCCAGTTATGAAGAATCAAGCCGCCTATCTCGCCCCATTCACCCAAGCCATATATCTTGTATCCTTCCGGATCTACTTCTTTTCTACGCATCATACGCCGATGATACGCCGCATCAATAAAGCGGTTACCAAGATATGTACTATGGTGTGTCAGCACGTCCGGATCATATCTATCAAAATAGACCTTCTTTATCCAATGATTCTTATTCACCGGGTTGAAGGTCATTCTAAGCTGGTAGAACTGCCCGGGCGGCAATTCTCCACGCAATCTATCATCTATAATTTCCACATCTGCCTGCGTCAGTTCTGTTGCTTCCTCGCACCACACATCTGTGAGCTTTCCCTTCTGGAATGTGATTGACTTAAGCTTCTCTCGTTGCTTATCATCATTCATTCCACGGAATATAATCCTGTTGCCATTCGCCCGGCATTCAAGCGACAACGGCGATGTGGTCATCTTCCAATATCGCTCCGCCTTGTCTCCAAACATCCGATACACGGCACCTGTGAGCTCTGCATAGGTGCTGTCTCTGTTTGTGATATCTGACTTACGGACACACACAAGGTTCCTGCCCTTGTCCTTCATTAGCCGGAGAATGTAGTTCTGCGCTGTGTCAACGCTCTTTCCTGAACCGGCAGAGCCTTTCATCACAATATATCGCTTCGAGCTTCGGTCTACCTCCCGGAAACACGGATTTGCCTTTACATTCAGATTCAATCGGCATCACCGCCGGTATCTTCTTCATCTCCATAATCGATAGTCACATTCAATTCCATATCGACTTTCTCTTCCACCTTCTCGGTGTACAATCCATATCGCTTGCCCAGAAGCTCCGCCGCCTTCAGCTTGTCCTTCTCAGACGGCTCTTTCTCCATCTTCCGAGCCTTTGTGCTTCCATCGCCCAAGCCTTCAATCACAATCTCTGTCGATTTGCTCTGTCCACGAAGCACGGATGTAAGATACTTAAGTACCTCATCCTGATTGGCAATCAGTGCCGCTTCTTTCTCCGCCATCCGGTTTTCTATATATTCTCTGATTACAAGTTTTGACAAGTTTTCAGTTCCGATTCTATTTGCCGTTTTCTTCGAATACCCTGCTCTGATAGCTGCTTGTGTGGCATTCAGATCAATCAGGTATTCATCACAGAATCTCTGCTGTTTGGCTGTAAGCTTAGCCATCACAATCACCATCCTTTACAATATCCATCCAAACAAAAAGCCTACCGCACCGGAGGATATGATCAGCTAAAGAGTACGGCAGGCATAAAGCAAAAGGCACCATGCAAAATGCACGATGCCTTTAACTTCCATTTATGATACATTAAATATAACACAGATTTCTCGTCTCATGTTATACAAATAAGTCAAAAAAATTACAACTTTTTCACAATCTTTATACTGATTTTAGGTGTACGTATTCAAACTATACCCTCTTTTGATGCATGCCACCACATCATCAAGCAGATTTTCGTCAACAATACCCTCCAGCATATCCGTTACATTCTCTGCTACATAATCCACATTGTAACTGTTAATGCTGCGATCAATGATATCCGTCACAACCTCCATATCATACGGTACATCCATGCCAGCACTCTTGTATGTTTCAGCATAACTTTCCAATCTGCTCTTTAATCTTTCCGGATCAATCAACTTTCCCATAGATTTTACCACCTGCCTTTACAATCTCGATTGCATCATCCAAATTAACTACAAGCTCTCCGCCCATGCCGTCATTCCCGAACCGTTCGTATGATGCTTTCTTTAAACGCTCCACGGCATCATCTGTGTCATATGCGGTCGATTGCTTGTCAATCAAATTAAACAAATCGCTTACATCGTCGCTTGTGCATATGTGGTCGCTATACATAAGTCTGCCATTTTCGTTAAAATAAGCATCAAAGTGTTTTACTAATACATTTTTTAATTCGTCCGCATCAATCAATCTCATTCTTCGCCCTCCTGTTTTTTTATCAGACAATAATTGTAAGCCATACAGCCATCACAAGTCTGTCTTTGACATCCTTCCTCTAAATAATCCACTCCATCTTCCATATATTCAGCTTCGCTCATCTTCATCACTCCAATCTAATTTCTGTCCGCACTGATGGCAGTAAACTAAATCACTTCTGATTATTCTTCTTTCGCATACTGGGCATAACCATAATGCTGTACAACCTAAATTTGCAATATATAGCGGTTTCTTAGGAATTTGCTTTTCAAGTGCCTGTATTGCCATTTCATAAGCATTTTCAAAAGAACATCCCCATGAAGTATCACAAGGGATTGCTTTACCAAGTTCATTACAATCATATTTCAGTTCTTTGATAGCTTCAATTTCTGTCATATTATCCCTCGCTTTCTAATAACTCTGGATTGTCAAAGATGTTGCCAATAACTTCAACGCACTTTCGTTCAAGCGCATAAAACCCTAAATTGCAGCAACAATATCCGCTTTCTTTGCCTTTTGAATAACTATAATCAAGCGTCCAATCGCCATTATTATATTTTACTATTTCCGGATATTCTTCTTTTCTGTCGCAAATATCATTCTCCCAAATCAGCTTGCCGTTCTTGTCTTTCAAGCCGGTACATTGGCAGATGGTGGACGGGTTGACTTCAATAGCATATATGTCAGCCTCCCACATATTTTCTTCCAAATAATGAACTCTTAATATATTTTCATTGTCGCTTATAAGAATTACGGTTTTTCCTTCGATTTCAAAAGGAACTCCATATACCCATTCTCCATTATCAACTCTCTTCGCCTTGAATAAATATCTATCTTCCATGTTCTCTCCTTTCGGTGCTTATTTGACTATGGATATATTCTTCTTCATTCTTTCCTTTTCACGCTTCTCTTTTGCTTCTGGGAAAATAAAATCCATAGCGTCATTCCAACCATTTGTGTAATTATGCTCGATGATGTAATCTTCATAATTTCCCATTGTTGGTGTGCTTCTGTATAATGGCTTTTCAATCATTTTCTTCACCTCTCAATTCTTCGAAATAGAATTTTACATCGTCAGACACATACTTAACGATTCCAAACCGCTCCGCCACTTGATAAGGTATGCTGTCACGCATAAGCCTTTTATGTATTTCTGAAAGATACTTTCGAAATCCCTCGACATCTAAAGTGGCTTTATAGTGGTTGCAGCTCCTACAAGCTGGCATGTAATTTGATATATCATCTTCCCCTCCAATTCTAAGCGGCTTTGCATGATCTACCTGCATATCCTTATATTCGATCTCGCAACCGCAATAACCGCATCTATGGTTACATTTTTCATATACTAAAAGCCGTATCTTCTTTGGAATCGATTTTCTCTTGTTCATCACTATGCATCATCTCCTCCTTTTCGCCCGCTCCACAACTTCCTGCTTCATATCCAGGTAATTGCTCAGAGCATCCTTCTGTTTTCTGATACATTCATTTTTCTTCCGTTGCTCTGTGGCGAATGCTTTGTAGCCTTCACACTCGCCATGGCAACCTACCTTTCTGTCCGTACATCCTTTACATGGATATTCACTCACAGCTTCAACCCCTTCCGAAAACGATACTTCCCGCTGTTCTCCGGAAGAGCTTCTAATGTATCAAGCACGCCCTGAACGTGAGCAAGTGCCCTTCCATGCATGGTTGACGCCCATGAATATGATTTCTTGTTGTCCGCTGCCACATCGTCAAGGTCCTTGCCTTGAATGTAGAGCTTGTGCAGCACATTATACTCCTTGACCGGAATCTGCTGTATCACTTCGCTGATCTCGCTCTTAACATCTCTGAGCCTTGCCACATACTTATCAATATCTCTTGCAGCGTCAATAGCCATAACGACCGAATCTTCCATCTTCTGGTTGGATCCTGACGACTTCACACGCTCTCCATCCGGCTGACCGGACAATGAGCTTGCAAGTGTAAGCCACTGCTCCCGCTCAATCATCTTGTTTGTGATCACAGCATCAATCTTCTGTACCTGCTGCAGATAGTTCTTTACGTTCATTTTTCTCAACAAAATCACGCTCCCTTTTCATCATCCTTTACGATAACAAATGCAACATCCTTACGTTCCATATACTTCTTAATCTTCGAAATCTGGAACGTAGCAAGCTCAATGATCTCCAGCTTGCCCGAATAATTTCTCTTAATCATGCAGACGTTCTCATCGTCCATCAGATTCGGAATAATCGTCTGCCCTGTTATTTCTTCTATGTACATGCTCATATCCTCCATTTTTGCGCAAAAAAATACCAACCATCATTATTCGATGGTTGGTATCAAATACATACACTTTTATGCTCTGTACTTAGGATATTTATCTTTATATTTTTGTCCATTTTCACAATACGGACAGTAGAAATAATCTTTTTTGCATCCTTGTGAAGCTTTGTCATAAACTTGATCTGCGGAAAGACATCCCATTTTATCTAGTCTATCATATTCTTTATCAAATTTATCCATGTCCTCTGCACTTATAGTGTCTACTACACCCTTATTTTTGCATGTTAAACAAAACTGTTTTGTGTTATCAATTAAACCCATAATACATATCCTCCTTCGTATTGGTAAGGATATTATACCACTCCAACCATCACTATTCAATTTTCAAAGTTCGACAAATTTCGACGCTACATCATCTGATCTAATGGCAACTCCATCTGAATTGCCGGATAATCTTCCCACGGAACTCCTATGTAATCGAGAACTCTTCCCCAGCCATATTTCTCTCCAGTCTGCCCTATCTGTACAATATACGGTTCCACAACTCCATATCCATGCTTTCCTGTTATAGTTGGCATCGGCTCCCGGATATCGTTTGGTCTACGATCTCCGCTGTGGTTGCACTGAATGATAAACGGCTCTGGATTATCCAAAACGAATTTTTTCAGTCCTCTTGCAATCCGTTCCATCGTCTTCGGAGCCAGCGGTCGTACCGCCCGGATACCATATTTTTCCTTAATCTCTTCAGAAGTGTCAAAAATGCTCGGACAAGGCAGGCTAAAATCAAGTTGCGTGTATGCTCCAACATAAGGTTTAAGCAACCCTGCCTTGACTTCCTCACTGTCCGCCGGTGCATGTGTAGGCTCTGGCCAGACGATTGATTTCCCATCGCAACGTGCAATCATAAAGAATCTTTTTCGCATTGTTGGAGCTCCATAGTCCGCTGCCACAAGTTCTTTGAATTGTACTTCATACCCTAACTCTTCAAGCTGTTTTACAAACCGTTCAAAGGTCTTGCCCTGTTTGTTCTTAATTGGGTGATGGCGTCGGTTTAATGGTCCCCATGTTCTGAACTCTTCTACATTTTCAAGCATGATTACTCTTGGTCTTACAAGACCCGCCCACCGGCAGGCTACCCACGCAAGACCTCTGATATTCTTATCCTTTGGTTTTCCACCTTTTGCCTTACTGAAATGCTTACAGTCCGGCGAAAACCAGGCAAGTCCTACCGGATTTCCTTTGCATGCTGCAATCGGATCTACCTGCCACACATCTTCACAATAATGCTTTGTTCTTGGATGGTTGGTTTTGTGCATCTGTATAGCTTTCGGATCATGATTGATGGCTATATCAACGCTGTATCCTGTTGCCATTTCGATGCCTGTCGAAGCTCCGCCACCGCCAGCAAAATTGTCTACAATAAGCTCTCCATGTATCACTCCATCACCCCCGGCATAAAATCAAACAGTGTCAGCTCATCCATCTCATTTTCTGCTGCCTGTAAATATCCCACACCATCTCGGAAATAATCCGGATTCAACTCACAGCCTTTACCGAAGCGGTGCATCTTAACCGCCGTCATTGGTACCGTCATAAGTCCGCCGAACGGATCATATACGACATCTCCCGGATTGCTGTATCTATTGATGATTCTCTCCACAATATCAAGCTGCAACGGACATACATGCATCTGCGCTCTTCTCCGGCTCTGTGTCGTGTTAAGCGTCCGCATCCGGTTGATATCATCCCACACCTCAAGCTGGTTCCATGATCCCGGAGCAACCACCATGAATGTCGCCGGCAGTCTGCCGTCCTTATCAAGCTCTTTTGCAAGCTTCACATGTTCTTCATAGTTGTACACGCTCTCTCTGCTGTATTTCCTGTATGCTTTCTGCAGATTATCCACCGATATCTCTTTCAACTCATCCTTACTGATCAGACGATTACCCGATGATCTCCAATAACCGTGCGCATCTATCTGCCACTGTGCTCTTGTGTACTCTTCCTTGCTCTTTGATACTGGATCATCTGCATATGCTTTGCTATGATCCGTTGGTAACTTTCGGAACAATAGGATATATTCCGGGCATCCTACACCCATCTTGGTACCATCCTTGCACTGTTCAGACCAGCCAAGGCGGTATGTCTGATTATTCTCCCGTACAACATCCGTCACAACGGTGATCATGCCGAAATACATAAAACCATGTTTCATGTAATGTTCGATACAATCCGCATGAAACGGCTCGATCGTCGGCATCCCGGTACCAGTCGCATTTCCAAAAAGCACTCTGTCCTTAACGTGTACTGCTGCCACTCTGCCAGGCTTTAAAACTCGCAGAAGCTCCGGCGTCAGGTAGTCCATCTGTTCAAAGAACCGCTCTGTATCCTGATTGTGTCCAAAGTCGTTATAATTTGCGCTGTACTCGTAGTGATTGCCGAATGGTATCGACGTATGTATCAGATCAACGCTGTTGCCTTCCATGACACGTGTTTCTTCCACACAATCGCCGTATACTGCTTCATAGTGATTTCCTCGCACGGTTCGTTCTTCTCTTGTTCCTTCCACTCCCATCTTCCTTTCCAATCGTTCAGCTTTGTTCGCTGAATTCAGTCCATACTTCTTCACGATCTCAACCATCCGCTTGACCATGTAATTATGATTCTTCCATTTTTCCATCAAGGCTTCCTTAATCTGCCGCTCGTTCTCCATGTAGATAATGTCAATCACAACCGGCTGGTTCTGCAAGAACCGGTAACATCTGTGGATTGCTTGAATAAAATCATTAAATTCATAATCAATACCAAGGAATATTTCCCGGTGGCAATACCGCTGAAAATTACACCCGGAGCCGGACAGCGATTTTTTTGTTGCAAACAACCGTGTCTTTCCATTTGAGAAATCAATTACACGCTGTTCTCTCGTCTCATAATCCATGGATCCATAGATATCAACCGTCTCTGGCAACGCCTTCTTGATTGCATGGCGTTCACTCTCCAGATCGTGCCACAACAAGAAATGATCATCCGGCGAAGCATCAACAATCTCTTTCATCTTCTGCACTCGGATGTCTATGCTGTCCCGCTTGACCGCCGCTGCTTCTTTCAATCCTTCTGCTGCTTCCTGAAAGAGCTGCATCTGACCGTCCTTGTCTGCTGTATCTCCGTAATGAATCGGTATCTCATGCCATCTGACATCGAGCGGTGGCAGATCGTATCCGGCATCGGAATAATCCGGATTGAGATCTGACGGCTTTGTAACGAACAGCGCCCAGCTTGACACCCACAGCCAAAACTCATCTTCCATGTTCGGATACAGCGTCAGGTTGTTTGCCTTTGTACTATCCCGCTGGAAAAATCTTGTCAGCGCCTGTCCTGTGTCCATGACTTCCAGATAGCCGGCATAGTGTATAAGCTCCTTGTACTTATTCGGCGATGGTGTAGCCGTGGCTACCAGCTTATACGGAACGTTCTTGAATTTATCCAAAAATGTCTGATAAGTCTTACTTCCAAATGAGCGGAGTACACTTGCTTCATCCAATGACGTTGCAGCGAAGTACGATGGATCTATATCGCCATCTCTCACTCGCTCATAGTTTGTCAGCACAATCTGACTGTCACACGCCTTGACCTCTTCCATTGTCCGGCAGTACTCCGGCTTCTCATATCCGAGCAGCTCCACCGCATCTCTGGTGAACTCCTGCTTCACTCCAAGAGGCAATACAATCAAAGCTCTGCCGCCGGTATGTTCTGCTGCCAGATGGCAGAACTCTATCTCCTGTACTGTTTTTCCAAGTCCAAACGCTTCAAACAATGCCCGGCGTCCGCCTTTAAGTGCCCATGCAACAGCATCTGACTGATGTGGTTTCAATGCCGGATTGATCTTTAAACGATCAACCACAAATCCGCTGTCTGTTGCAAGGTCGATTTTGCTTTCTAAAAATTCTCTATATGTCATGTCACACCTCACTTGCAACAAGCTCTCGATTGCACAGCTTCTTGATCTGTCTCACTCGTTCAAACGATATACCGCACATTTTCGCTGTATCGGTCATGCCATATCCCTGCAGCATGCACCGCATCGGCTTCTGTGTTCTCGGAGACAACTGATCTACCATATGACCGAAATCTATCATAGTAACCAGCTCTCCAATATAATCATGCTTATCTTCCAGAAACGAATCTCCGTAGCTGTCTCCTTCTTCATTTACAATCTTGTCGAGTGATACATACTGTGGTTTCTCAACATCTTTCCAGCTAAATGGTGTACGTACCGTCACATCGCCAAATTGAATGTATCTTTCCACATATCTGTTGATATATATTCCAATATAATTTCGATTCAGATGTTCCAGATCCTTACTTCTGTCAATGGCTTCCACCAGTGCAAGTACACCTTCCTGTATGATGTCATCGTAATTTGGGAATCCATGATATTTATTCAAATGAAAATACACGAGTTTGATATTCTCCATGATCTTCTGATTTCGCAGCTCAATTCTTTCTGCCTTTGTCAACTCCATTCACCTCCTGCTGAAAGAGAGCTTCCATCTCATCAAGCGCAGATACTCGCTCCTGCGTCGGTTGTACGCTCTTAGGCATATTGCTCTGATATCCTCGTCTTTGTTTCTGCCTGCGCTCATTTACTGCGCTTACAACCCATCGAATGATTGCCAGATAATGGGATTTTGTCTTATAACCCTTCTCTGCAATATACATGTCAAGGAATTCAACTGCTTCATCACGAATATCCGTTCCGTACTTCTCTGCGAGCTTGGTGAATTCATCATCAAGCAGCATCACATTTCCGAATGGTCCATATGGATGCTTTGCGGGTGCGCTCTCTCTTTCATTTACTTTCATTTCATTTACTTTTATTTTATTTGTGGGGTTTTTACGGGATTTACTCTCATTTTTAACGGATTTATTATGGTTTTTACTGTATTTATCCGAATTTTGGGTAACTTTAATAAAAGAAGCGGTATCCTCTTCATTCAAAAGCCATATCTCACCATCAACTGCAATGTCTCGTCTAAGGCTCTTTGCCACTTCCTGGTAGCGTTTCTGTATATTCGGGGAGGTAATGATAGTGTCCGAACTAGCAAGTGTGATCTCAACGATTAGTGACCGACTAGCCAAGAATGTCATTATCTGCTTCATTGAACCCTCGGACAGCCCAAGGGATGCTATCGCTGCATCCTCGCTGTCCTCATTCCATACGATGTAATAACCGTTTTCTCTATATATCTCCGCAAGCAACCATATGTAGAATATCAATCCATCCGATCCGTATCTTGCACTGAGTGCCCGAATCTTTAAGTCTGCGAAGAAATCCGTGTCAAATGGGAAGTACAGCAATCCTTTTTTTTGCGGTCTTGCCATCTGCTCCTTCCTTTCAATCCAGCTATTTAATAATGCTGGTTGCATAATCCTTATAAACATCTTCAAGCATTGTTCGATTACATTCTACGAACTCGCTTCCGGCAAGTTCCTTATACTCTGCCTGAATCTTCTGTCGTGCTCTTCTGACCGATTCTGTTGTTGGAAATCCCAACTCTCGCATATGCAGGAAGAACTGCTGAATAGGAATCTTATCTACGTCCACACCGTTCTTCTTGCCAATCTCCTTGTACACCATGTAGCATAAGCACCCATCACTGCTTCTCGTCTCTGGATGATTCTCAAGCATCGCTTTCACGACCTTGTGTGTATCTCTGATATTTGCACTCATCTTGTCACACCTCCCTGATCCGGATGCCGTGTCTGTAGAGCATCAGCTTCCGCTTTATGATGTAATCCTTTGTCCGGAATCCTTTTGTGTCCTCTACGACCGTATCTCCGTTGGTATCTATATAAACGAAATCAGCGATATAACTACATGCATGTTCCACGCAAAACTTCTTCATCTTCACAAATCCATTCTTCAATGTGACCGGTCGCAGTTCATATTGCGATGGAATCAGTTCATATTTGACCTGCATCTGCAGATTGCTAATCTCGCCAGTCTGTTCAAGCAAATGAAGCTCCCGGTACCGCCACGCTTCCTTCTTGGAATCAAATGTAATACCGTCAACTACCACTTTCCTGCTTCTGTATTTGCTCATGTAACTCCTTTCCCTCTACCGCCATAAATGCGGTAGAGAATGACTTACAATAAAACAAAGAATACTGTGATATATCTTTGTACAATAACCTTATCCAAACAATGCGGCAGCGGCACTGTTATTCACCTGCTCCGGCGTCGGCATTTCCGCTTCAGCCACCTGTGCACGTTCTTCCTGCTGAGAATCTATCGCCTGTTCCTCAGATGTTTCCGCCAGCTGTGAGGGCTCTGCAGCATCTACATCTGCAACCGGCTCATCTTCTACATATACCTTGGAACCATCTTCTTTGATGTATGCCATGTCGGATTCAAATGCTGACTGCATCTCGATAGACATGATTCCCCACTTGCTGATCAACTGACGGAGCATGGTCTTGTATGCCATTGCGTCGAAGTTCTTATACCAGAAGCTTGAATACATCCACGAATCACGCTGATCGTAATTACCGGCAACATAATCTGCATAAGACACCTTATGCTTCACGCCGTATCTCGTATTGATTGCCGTCATATCTTTGCTGAATGCCTGCGAATATCTGTCAGCATGTGCAAGCATCTGATTTTTGCTCCAGTACATTGACTTTCGAAATCCATTGACAAGTTCAAACATCGCATAATATCCAACCGTCTCGGCTTTCTCTCGTGCATCCCAGTCATTAACCATCAGCTGAATATTTATTTCTTCATTCATCGGATCAAAGCTGACAAACTCACCTTCCTTGATAGCCAGTACAGTAAGCTTTTTATACTGACCGGAGCGGATTGCAAGCTGGATATACCCTTTATATCCCATCTGGAACTGTGCCACCTTCGTACCGGCTTTATTGTCGCTATACGGCACGAGGTAATAATGACCAAGCTGTGGCGATGGGGAAAGCTTCAAGCTCTCTCCCAACAGCGCACCAGACAGGATCGATGGCTTCGTACATTCTGCAAGAGCAGGATTCACGCTGACTGCCGATACTACGCCGGAGATAAAGCGCTGCACATTTCCCTTACCAAGCGCCTGCTCAATATTCGCTTTGATATCCATACGATTCAAGAACCCGGTCATTGTCGTGTCCTGAATTTGATTCTGCTTACTCTTAACCAAACTATTCTGTACCATCTTATTTGTCTCCCTTCTTTACAATCGCATCTAAAGAATCTAAAATTAGCTGATTCAAAATCTCATCCAATCCGATTTTCTTATCCGTCTCTGCATTTTCCTTTTTCTCCTGCTTGCAAGATATATACGAAAACGCATCTGCTGTCGCAAGAACAGCACCGTATTTGATTTCTGCCTCTTCCTTTGAATAGTTCTTGTATAGTACCTTCTTAAATGCACAAAGGATCTTTGCAATTTCGATTGCACATGTATCTTCTGCGCCATAAATTGATACTACGTTGTCCTCTACTTTTACCATTTTTCATATCCTCCTAAATCGCTCTAAACTCTATATTTCTGCTCTGGAAGAACTCTTTCAGGGCAAGTGCATCTTCGGTTGTAAGAAGTGCCGCAAACCGCACTTCCATCTTATCCGGCTCTGTAACCATGTGTTCCGGCGCCTGCTGATCCTGATCCGGTACCGGCTCCGGAATGATAACCGGCGTTTCATACACCTTCTTCTCTTCCGCTTCCTTGGCACGCCGTTCTTCTTCCTGCTTCCTCCGTGCCTCTGCTTCCGCCTTCTGCTTTGCAATCTCTGACATCCGCTGTGCCTCTGCGATAGACCGGTTCATATCCAACGTCTCTTTATATACCGCAACGGCTTCAAATGCATATTCTGAAAGTCTATTCAACGTCAGAAGATCTGTGCTGATCTGATACATCCGATCACGCATCTTCTCTTCGATAGACTTCATCGATACGGATGCATTCAACCACTTCTCATCCCAGATCATCTCCAGCTTTACAAATGCCTGAAATCCAATTGTCTCAAAGAGTGCTTCAATCTCCTTCCGCTTCTCTTCCTTCAACGTCTGCTCATATTCTTTGATCTGCTTATCAATCAACTGTACCGGCTCATTCACAATATCCGTGAGTTCACGAATTTTCCGTTCGAATTCATCGTATGGCTTCAAACAATCCTTTTTGATACGGATTCTCTCATCTGACATAGCCTTAATAAGCTTATTCAATGCCGCTCTGTCTGCTTTAGCATCCTTAATCTGATCACTGCCTGTATATACCAGATTCTTATACATCTCTACCTTGCTTGTGATCTCTGCTTTCAATTCTTCATAGTTAAACTGAATTACCTCCGGAAATGTTACCGGTTCTACTCTTAACTCCATTCATATCCTCCTAACTTAATACCAGCTCATATTGAGCATCCTTACCTACCGAGAGCATGGACTTAATACGTTCGCTCTCCCGCTGATCCTTCAACTTCTGCTCTGTGCATTCCTCACATCGCTCCTGTGGATCCAGATGTGCACCACAGGTCGGACAGATATAACCATACATGGCATCCTCCTATATCTCCGGCAGCACCAACGGCGGAGCCTTCATGTTCTCTACGCATGTCCAGAACTTCCGCTCTTCATCCGCCAGATATTCAATATCCGCTTCCACATCAGATCTCTCGATGTGATAATGTCTGGTCTGCAAATACACCGTTCCATCTGAGAACACTGATTTGAGCTGCGCTTTCAGCTCCACAAACTCAAACTCTGTCACCATCAGATAATGCAAGATCTGTATGTAATAGTTCTCCGGCAAACGATGATCCCACTTCTCTTTCTGACGAGACTGCAGGATATTTGTTGTTTTACACTCCCATACACCCATACGGCCAGCTTCATCCTTGAGCCATCCATCCAGAGATGCATGTGCGAACGGATATGCGTCATTCGTCCACATGTTATTTTCCTCGTAGAATATCTCATACTGCGGATAATCCAGTTTGAACAGCTCCCGAAGATACTTCTCTGCTTCGGTGCCATACTTCACATACGGCTTGTCCGAGATATCCTCCGGCATCAGATGAAACGCCTTGTCCTTCCAAAGCTCCACATTCGTCTTATATGGATTCTTGCCGAGTATTGCAGATGCATCTGATCCGCCGATCTTCGTTCTGTGCTTCAACCAATCTTCACGATTTGGAAGCACCTGCATCATAACCATTGATTCACGCTCCCTTCCGTGTTATACTTCTTACAGTGTTATTTGTTATTTGCACCTGCGGGATGCCAGTCCCAAGGGTGCTTTTTTTGTAGATCTCGATTGCATGGTCCATATCATCATCGTTGGCACATTCGATCAGTCCCTTATAGATCACCGCTGCAATCATCATCCAAAAGCCATAGATCATGCCAATCCATAACAGCACCGCACCTTCGACCATGGCGAACGTTGCCAGCCGGTAGGACCATATAATCATGTCATTGCTCATCCTCTTTCTTCCTCTCTGCTTGTCATTACTGATTTTCCGTTGCAAGTGTGCCCCATGCGATCTGCTCCGCAATACGCTTCGGGTTGTACTGTGGCACTCTGCGTCCAGCTTTTAAATCTTTTCTATATTTCAAAAAGTCAATAAAAGCCAAGTAATTCACATATGTCACGCCGCAGCCATCCAGTATTGTATGTGCGCCGTATCTGCCCTTCTGAACGTACTTATCAATCTCTGCGATTCGACTTGTGACCGTCCGGGCAGATACGTTCATCAACCTCTGGATCTGTGCCTTCGACATATACGGTGATGCGCTGATGTACTTAATTGATGTTATCTCCATCGCTTCTCCTTTCCATCAAATTTAATTTGATTCTTTAGGCAAAAAAAATATAATCAATCGGCATATGATACAGTTCCGATAATTTTAATGCCTGCGAAATCTTTGGTTCAGATGTTCCCTTCTCCCAGCTTACAATCGTTTGTTTTCCGACATTCAAGGCTTTCGCGACATCTTCTTGAGACAGTCCGGCATTAACCCTTGCGGCAGCAAGACTGATTCTCAACTTCTTTTCCATCCGTTTGCCTCCTTTCTTCATTTTGTACCTCAATTCTAAATCAAATTTAATTTGATGTCAATACTAAAATAAAATTTTTTTTGATTTTTGGTTGCTATTTATCAAATTGTATTGTATTATGTAGTTACTAAATACAGGAGGTATTTACATATGTCGGATGAAGAACAAAAAAGTGTATTTTCTAGAAATTTGAATAAATATATATCTTCATGTGGAAAATCACAAAAAGAAATTGCCGATGCCATTGGGGTATCTCCACAAACATTTAATACATGGTGTCAAGGCATCGCAATACCAAGAATGGGTAAGGTTCAATTATTATCTGATTATTTCGGAATCAACAAATCCGATTTAATTGAAGATAAAAGAGAAGCTTCATACTATTTGGACCCTGAAACAGCAAAGAAGGCACAGGAGATCTTCGAGAACAAAGAACTCTCACTTCTCTTCGATGCTGCACGTGATGCTTCTCCAGAAGACATCCAAACAGTACATACAATGCTACTTGCATTAAAAAAGAAAGAAAAAGGCGAATAAGTCCGTATTATTGTACCAGCGCTATGATATTATGCTCTTAGTCGCAGGGGGTGATATTACGAACGAAGTATTTGTACACTTAATTGATTTTAAAGGAGCAAACGCAAAGGAAACGGTCACTTCGAACGAAGATGGCAGTTTCTCAATCTTTATCAATTCAAGGCTCAATCAGGAACAGCAGACAGACGCTTACTTGCATGCTCTGTCCCACATCACCCGGTTGGACTTCGAGAATAGAGATGCTTGCGTTGACCACTTAGAATATTATGCACACAATAAAATTTAATAAAGGGGGATTCCTATTATGAAGAAAAAACTTTTTGCAATTATGCTTGCTTGCTCTTTGCTCACTGGCTGTGGAGCATCAAAAGAGCCTAATTTAGGATCTTACGATAATAACTCAACAGAAGCAATTACCGAAGCATCCTATATTGCAGACAACACCGAAACAACCGCATCTGATGAAGATGGCGAAACAGAGACAACAACAGAATCTGAAAACGAAACAGCATATGAAATTACCTACACAAATGCTCAAGTTCAAGAATCATATAGTGGCGTAATGGTTGACGTAATTGTCGAAATTGAAAATACAGGTACTTCGGATTTATATTTATCTAACGGAGCATGCGACCTAGAAGATGAAAATGGTCACTTAGTATCTGCTATGAAAAGCGTACCAACATATCCTAATGTGATTTCTCCCGGAGAAAAAGGTTATATGTCTGACACTATAACGCTTGATAACTATTCTGGCGATTTGAAATTAACTGTTTTACCTAGACCTGATGTTGAAAAAGCATCTATACATAAAACAAGATATGAAATTTCGGATGTATCAACAAATAATAACGATTGGGATCGAATTGATGTTACAGGAAGGCTAACATGCACATCTGATCAAGTAGAATCTGTAAGCTATGTAGCCGCTATATTCTATGATGCCGATCACACGCCTATTGGTATAAGCAATACCGTTATAATGGAAGACCTGAATCCAAATGATACAATTGGCTTTGAACTGAGTGGAATCACACTTCCAGAAGGTGTAAATACAGATACTGTTGCGGACTATGAGATATTTGCATATCCTGCACAATTTCAATAAAAAATAGATAAATAAAAATCCCCCAGGTGATGGAAACACCTGAGGGTGTCACCCATAAACCGAAGGCTTATGCATAACAAATTCGCAACTTGTATTATACCATAAGCCTTCACATTTTCATAGGCTTATTTTTTTATGCCTATTTTTCAAAGGAGGTCTTTCTATGTGGTGTAATATTCAAAAAAATGGTACGGCCGTTTACCGGGCACGGTACAAAAACCCATTAACCGGAAAGCTGGAAATAGCATCCGTCTCAATGCCAAAAGACTCGGTGCAGAACAGAAACAAAGCACAAAGAGAATTGACTGCAAAGATTGAAGCAGCTATTGCAGAGCTTCAATGTGTTGACTGCTCTACAACACTTTCACAACTGCAAAAAGAGTACCTGAAAACGCAGGCACTCACATTCAAGCAGTCAACCGTAAAAAGGAACAAGATCATTACATCCTCGGTTCTCGATCTGCTTAATCCAGATGCCATCGTGAATAACCTTACAGCGCAGTATGTCAACTCAAGACTGCTTGATTCCGGGAAACCGGTCAGTACAGTAAATAATTATATTACAAGATTCAAAGCCATGCTGAACTGGGGATATGCAAATGATTATCACAACAACTTGGCGCTGATCAGTAAGCTCAAGCCATTTGTTGATTCGTGTGAAGAACAAGAGATCACATTAAAGTATCTGGAACCAACCGAAGCAAAGGACCTACTCGCTGCAATCAAAGAAGATAATCGTTGGAACTGGTACTATATCACATCTATACTTTTACTCACCGGTCTTCGCTTCGGAGAAATATCTGCGCTGGAAGTGTCAGACATAGACATGAGCAACCTTACTATACGCATATCCAAAACATACGATTCCATCAATGACATAGTAACAACTCCAAAAACAGACCACTCCAAGCGTACAATCCACATCCAGCCGGATCTTCTCACAGAACTGAAAAAATGTATGCTGTGGCGAAATGAAATGATGATTGAAAGAAATATCCGAACAAAGCTGTTGATTCCGAATACAAAGACAGGAGATCATATATTACACCGAAGCTATGAAAAATACCTTGGAGATTTATCTGAAAAGCTTCTCGGCAGACGTGTCACTCCTCATATGCTCCGACACACGCATGCTTCCCTCTTGGCAGCAAACGGCATGACACCGGAGGAAATCGCACGAAGGCTCGGACACAGCAAAAGTGAGATCACAAGCAAAATCTACATCCATGTCACCCAGAAGGTTATCGAAAATGATAACCGAAAGATTGATCAAATAAAACTTTTTTCATGAAAAGTGCGCAGTAAATGCGCAGTAACGCAATTTTCAACCATAAAAAACGGCGGAAACCCCTTGATTCTACGTGGTTTCCGCCAAATAAAAAAGATGCCCAGAGCCGGAATCGAACCAGCGACACGAGGATTTTCAGTCCTCTGCTCTACCAACTGAGCTATCTGGGCATGTATCTTATGTAATTAGTAGCGGGGACAGGATTTGAACCTATGACCTTCGGGTTATGAGCCCGACGAGCTTCCAGACTGCTCCACCCCGCGATATTAAATTATTCCTAAATAGGAAAAGTCCGCCCACAGCCCCGACACCGGCGACCGCACGGTATCTCG